CCAGGATAACGAAGGGGAGTTTTAAGAGATTTCATGAGGAACGCTCCGTATAAAATTCATAATAAAATCATGCTTTTCTTGAAAATAATTTCTATCCCAAGAAGGTCCACTATAAAGAAAAAAATGTTTATGTTCTGGATTACAACTTGCTGTAATATCATTACTACCAGATTTTTTAAAATTATAAAGCATACTTCCAGGAACGCAACATGCTTTTAGTTTTTCAGGATCACTAAAAATGTAATAATCTGCAGGAACAAAGTCAGAAATATCTTTAGAAGCACCTCTTCCATTTTTTATAACAAAATCTCTGACTGCTCTTTGATTTTTATTCTTAAATGTTACCTTCTTACTTTCATATGTTTTGCCATTCAAATCAATTAAATCTTTACCTGTTTCATTAATTCTTTTTAATTTTCCATTACTATACTCTTCATATGCAAATTCAATCATTCTACCAACATCAAAATATTGAGTTGGATCTGTATTTCCAGATAAACTAGAAAAGAAGAAAGACAAACGCATCAAATCAATAGTTTCAATAAAATTAATCATTTAAATTCACACTCCACCATAATTTCAGTTAGTGCTGCTAGGAGATTAATTTCCTGGTCAGCCACGAACGCACATTGGTATTGATACTTAGCAATAACAAGAACGGCAGCAGGGATAGATTGGGGAAGTAAGCAATCATAAAGAGCGTCATAAACCCTGCGAAGAAGGTGAGAAGCATCGTTATCCAAGTTGGAGACCACCCACTTTCGGACTTCAGAAAAGTTTTTATCTTTGAGAGATTTAACAAGTTCATTTACAGATACATCAGAGAAAGAAGCAAGAATACCAGAGTCAATCTTACCACCAGTAGAATACCTCTGGATTTCGTTTAGAACACGTCGAAAATCTGGAAAGTGTTTCGATACGAGTTCCGCAACGACTTTTTGATCATACTCAATCTTTTCCTGATCCAAGATTGATTGAAGTCGTTGAAAGAAAGAACCTGCAAGTTGAACTCTTTGCTTCCCCTTGATGGTGAAGTCGATGACTGCACATCGGGAGTGAAGAGGTTCAATGATTTTGTTCTTGTAGTTGCAGGTAAAAATGAATCGGCAGTTGTTATAAAATGCCTCAATATTTGCCCGTAGTAGGAGTTGAACGTCGTTGCCTGTGTTATCAGCCTCATCGATGATGATGACTTTGTGTTTAGAAGATCCCGTAAGTGAGACGGTCGAAGCAAAGTTCTTCGCTTGGTTCCGTACAGTATCCAGGAAACGTCCTTCGTCGGATCCGTTGATAACATAATAGTCTGCTCCCAGTTCGTTACACAGTGCCTTTGCAATGGTAGTTTTACCAATACCAGGAGGACCTGCAAGAAGAAGATTAGGGATCTCGCCTTTCTCTACAAACTCCTTAAATGTTTTTTTAGTATCATCAGGGAGAATACAATCCTCAATTACTTGAGGACGATACTTTTCCACAAAAAGAAATTCACTAGTCATAATTAAATAGGTTGAGGTCCACCAACAATAATAGCAGAAGGTACTTGTGCCTGAGCAATTTTTTTAGCTTGAGACTGACTATCTGCTTCAACAATCAATTCCAGATAACGATTATCACCTGGAAGTTTATACTTTACATTATACTTCATTTGAAAGTAGAGTCTGGTTCCAAAGCAATATGGTAAACAAGATCCCTATCTTTACTAGCAAACCTAGAAAGAAGTTTTTTGGAAACAACTACTTCATAAGTTCCAGGAAGAATCTTCATGTTTTCTACTTTAAAATTGAATACAAACTCTGAGTTTGTTTCACCAACTAAGATAGAAAAATCATTAGAGGTATCATTCTTCTTATCACGAACAACAAGTTTTACAACTCCAGCTTCACCAACTGCTGAAATATCTGGAAGTTGGTAAATGGATGCTGCTTTTAGAAGTTTATCAAGTTGATCCGTACTCAGTTCAAAGCAGACATCTTCCGAAGGGAGGACAATATCCTTATCTGGTGGGCTAATAATTACCCCAGGATCTGCAAAGAAATATTTGGATCGCATCTTACCTTCTCGAATGACTGCATACCCATCATTATCAAAGTCTAGTTCTGGGTGATGATGCAAACCAAGACCATTGAGGAATTGATTTAGATCATAAATTCCAAAATCTTTAGGAAAATCTTCGGAAACAGTTGCTTCTGCTAGAATATTTTTCATAACAGAAATTGTACGGATTTTATTACCTTCTTTAAACAAGAGGGATTGATTGATCGAAGAAAAATTCTTCAATATAGAAAGTGTTTTATCAGAAAGTTTCATAATCAATAAGGAAAATCGGAAGTAGTGTTTTTGTGAAGACCAGCAAAGTGGTACAGAAGAATACAATAATGGATTGCTTTCAGAATGTCCATCTTAGATTTACCATTCTTCTTACCAAAGCGAGACAGGTATTTGATTGCATTTGAACGAGTAAAGGGTTCAGCATCACCAATACTCTCAATCAAATCCAGAGTTTGAGTTTTAGATTCTTGAGAAGTGTAATGTTGGTGATAAGTGCTAGAAAGATATTGCTCAATCTCTTTCAGAGTTTTATCTTCTTCATATTTCCAGAAACCGTTTTTATTTGTATCTTCGGGCATTTTAAAATCAAATGTGATCGTATCAGGAGCGGCAGAAAAAGGATTACCAGTCAAACTAATACCGTCTTCATACCAATAATTTTTATCTCCAGAATTTGAAATTGAACTTTCATAAGTGCTCTCAAAATTTTCAGGCATTGTGTTTCATAGTAAAGGACAAAAAGAGGAGGCACATTGACCTCCTCATATTCTATCAGTTTGATTGCCTATCGTCAATATATTGTTCCATCCGTTCAGTTTGCGACGGCATTTGGAAATCAGCATCCACCTTATCGTACAGTTCAAGAAAAGCTTGTTTGGTCTCATCATCAAAACGAGCGGTACAAACATCAATTGCTTTTGCCTTGTTACCAAAGATGCTGTAGGCACGGATGATGTGAACCAGACGGCGGGTGCTGATGATTTCTTCAATACCACCATCATAGAAGGTCTTGCGAATGATATCTGCCCAATCTACAAGGCGCTTGCAGAAGTCGCGGTCTTCCACGCCAAGGTCCAGAGCGATGCCCTCAAGGATCTTCTGCTCGGTTGCAGGGGCAGGATAGGACTGCTCGAAGGTCACAGGGAAGCGTTCCAGAAACGCTTCATTGAGAACGTTGGTGCCGATGAAGCGGCCATCATCAGAACCCTTACCCTTGGTATTGGCGGTAGCGATGACGTTAAAACCAGCTGCTGGTTTCACAAACTTACCGATTTTCTTGAGGAAGACACCTTTACCTTCAAGCACAGATTGCAGGCAGAGGATTTTGTTAGATGCAAGGTCAATCTCATCCAGAAGGAGGATTGCACCACGCTCCAATGCTTCAATCACAGGACCATTGTGCCAAACAGTCTCACCATTCACAAGACGGAAACCACCGATAAGGTCATCTTCATCAGTCTCAATCGTGATGTTGACGCGAATCATTTCACGCTTAAGTTGGGCACATGCTTGCTCCACCGAGAACGTTTTACCGTTACCCGAAAGACCCGTAATGAACGTTGGATAAAAAAGACGGGACTGAATAATTTTTTTAACGTCGTTAAAATTACCAAACTTGACGAAGGTATCATCTTTATCAGGAATGAGATTTTGCTCTACTGGAGGAACTACTGCAGGTGCTTGAAAAGTACGTTCAATTTCTTCCACTTTTTGTTGAGTCACTTCAAGATTCCATTTACCACGACCAATTTTAAAATCATCAATTTTCTTAGCTACCGTCTGATAGTTTGCATCATTCATACTACACCAAGCACGGACATCTGCGCTGGTAATATTGTTACCATAAAGTGCTTGGAGGGAAGTGCGGATATAATCAGAGGAAAGAGACATTGGTTTGTTTTGTTTCAACTCTGCTATTATAGGGCAAAAAAGGGGTCCTTAGCATCACCAGTGGTCAGTTCGCCAACTGGTTCCGCAGTTGGTCTAGATGTTCAGTTGTAGCAATTTTTCCAGTATATCCTGGGTAATACTTTTCAACTAATGTGGGAATACCCATAGCAGTTATACTACTAGAGCATTTAACCCACACTTCTTTAGTATCATATTTCACTACATGATCTAGGGGAAATTTTTGTTTCATGCTACCAAAGAAATAAATTCACCAAGAACTTTTTTATTTAGTTTTTTGGTTTTCAGAGATTTCACAAAAGCCAATTTGATTTGAGACTTTGTAGCACATTCCGCAACCTCAAATTCAGAATCCTGGGCAAGGGCAGTTGCAGAAATTCCAAAGTAAGCATCATACCCAGAATTAGTGATAGTAAAACTACGTAGTTTCTTCCAATCACTTTGAATTTTTTCGTATTGCTTATCAAGTTGAGAATGATAAAGTCCAATAAACCGCTGAGCATTCCTACTCTCAAGAACACGAATACCAATAAAGTTCATAGAAGAAAATTTGTCTTTCAGGTTCTTAAGAAGAGTATCCGTAAATCCATGATAACCATCATCAACTTTATAAGTTGTCCCAAGTTTGCGATCACGGAGAAGAGTATTATGTGGATGAACATATCCAGTTCCAAGAACAGGTTCTTTTTGGTAATGGCGATGAACCTCTTTGTGATAGACAAGTTGATTTGCCTCACCATCAGTCAAAACAATACACTGAACTTTCTGAAGTTTGTTTTCTTTCTGAAACTTGGGAAGAATCTGATGTAGAGAAATCAAAGCTTCATTCAAAGGAGTTCCAGAAAGATTCAAACGAATCGGATAAGTATATGGAGATTGATAAGTCCTACCAAAGCAATAAGCAAGACGCCAGATATTGAGAAGTTGATGCTCAAGTTCTTTACCATTTACTTTACTAGTAAGAATATTCATCATAGAGAAAGTTTCATCTACAACCAGCAGACTTTCCTTTTTCTGGTAGTGAGGAGTACGATCTGCAGATAGATAACGATCATTCTCATAATCATACTCACCACGACGCCATTCATTTGTAAAAGCATAAACCTCAAAAGGAATAGAAACTTTTTTACAGAACCATACGAGATTGAAGAGTTGCTTACAAGTATCTAACATCACATCAGACATAGAACCACTCCAATCCAGCACAAATACCAGACCATGATTCTTACCATCAGGAATCACAGAAACTTTCTTGAATAGGTCTTCATTATACTTATAGGTATGAAGACGAGCAGTATCAAGAACACCAGTGCGAGCAGTTGATGCACGAGCATACTGGTCTGCTGCCTTACGACATTCAAACTCTTTCACTAGATAGTTGACTTCTTTCTGTGCAGAAGATTTAAACTTCTTGAATTCAAGATCAGATTCTTT